CGTCGTAAATAATGCAGTTATTCCAACTCAAAACGATTATGTCAGGTGTGTCAGGGAAGGCTTCAATGTTTTCTTTGGTCTGAGCACTGGATTTGGTTTCCTGGATACAATTGCTGCAAGCATCGGGTCTGCTGGGCCTAGGTTTAATCAGGAACCAGGATGGTACAATACCATTTTGAGAAGCCTGACACGCATGGTTTCGGATGAAATTGCGGGTGCAGCCTTCAGTGCCATTGTTCCTCCTGGAGTTATTCAGGGTAATGTTGGTCCATTTACTAGCAACTCGGGCCTAAACATCAGTCCACCCGGCCTATCTGCTGATCCCACAAACATCCTGAACGTTGTCCGTCGTCTTACTCAGTCAAGGGTAGTTGGCTTCCTTAACGTCCTTGCTAACATGGGCGACCTATCCTTGTCAATCAAGGAGGCTGGTCTAGAGGGCAACTCAGGTACTACCGAGGTTGGTCCTCTGGCAGAGGTCCAATATGTCGATATCGCCGACAGTAGAGATGCTCGTATTATTAAGGCCCTTGGAGCCACGGGAGAACGTGCTGTCAACCCGGCGGCCCTCATTTACAAGCAACACCTGTCTCCAGAGGGTTCTCAGTTGGTTGGCACCAACAACACCAATGGTAGAGCCCTAACCTGGGGACAGGGAACCACTCCATCCTTCTACATTTTACCGAACTCAATTCCTCTTGCAGGGGATACCCTTGGTGGTGAATCTACAGGAGGCAAGCTAGTTTCCAAACTTCAGAAAGAACGTGGGTTTGCCTCTCCTGACGGAACAAACAGATTGGCTGGTGACCTTGTTGAGTCCATCGAGAGGGAACTCGAAGCTAGTTACGTTCCATTCTACTTTCATGACCTTCGTACAAATGAAATCATCTCTTTCCATGCCTTCCTGGAAAACATGTCGGACAATTTCGATGCCGAATACAACGAACAGAGCGGTTACGGCCGTATTGGTAAGGTTCTGACCTACAGAAATACCAACAGGGCCATTGAGATTTCCTTCAGAGTCGTGGCTACCAATCCTACTGACTTCGACCAGATGTGGTGGAAAATCAACAAGCTTGTTACCATGGTTTATCCGCAGTACACTGTTGGAAGACAGCTTGAATTTCAGGGTCAGAAATTCGTACAACCCTTCTCGCAGCTTCCATCAAGTTCTCCTCTTATTCGTCTCCGTTTGGGCGACGTGTTTAGAAGCAACTATAGCAAATTCAACTTGGCTAGGTTGTTCGGTCTTGGACAAGGACGTGAATCCTTCTCGATGAGACAGTCAGACATTGACCGTGAGACCGGTCGTGCTCTGAGAGTAGCCCAAAGAGCCAGGGAAATTCGTCGTCGTATGTCCCAAAATGACTTTAGGGAGGATGATACATTCTATGTGTATCACACAGCCACGACAACCACTCGTGTAAGTCGTGGAACAATTGGTACTTCTCCTCTGACTCTAGAACCAGAAGGGATTTCAATTCCCTCTCCACGTGGTCCTGCACGCAGAGGAAGATCTGCCCAGGAACGCACAGCTCGCCCAGCAGGACTTCCGACCAACCGCTACAAAGTAAGAGTTGCCGGAAAAACGGAAGAGGAGGGAATATTCATTTATTCTTTGGCATTAGATGGAGTGCCATCAGACACCGGCAACAGATACCGTCTCGAACTTAGAAACCTTACTCAGACTTCCGAGAGTGAAGTTCGTACTGGGACTGGTATTGGTCTTGAGTTGGATGAGAACTCCATCGTTCAAAAGGCAATTCAGGAGGAACAGGCAACCGGAGGTGGTGGAGAACCACCTGGAGCAGCAGACCAGGAACAGGATGACACCTCCCTTGTACGTCAGTTCTTTGCCTCGGATGATGCCGAGAATGCAAACCCAATCATGAGAGCCTTTGAGTCCACCAAGGGAAGAGGCCTTGCTGGCTTTATCAAGAACATTCGTTTTGACTGGAATGACGCAACCTGGAATACCAACGGCTTTGGTAAACGGGCCCCGATGTTTTGTAGAATTGACATTAGCTTTGCTCCTGTCCACGACATTAACCCTGGTATTGATGCTAGCGGTTTCAACACGGCACCTATCTACAGGGTCGGGGAGATTTCCGATGCTCTCAATACTACTGTTGAGAAGGATGCTGAGGAACAGAGTGCCAATGAGGACCGTTTCAACACCCTCATTACCTCTGTGAAAATCAGAGGCAATGGTAATGATGAAGGATTTGGATTTGGTGGACTATAATGGGTCTTAGACGCTATGCACGTACTCCAGTCTTGATTTTGGGTAGGAAGTATGGAACTTCTCTTGCTATCCCTGCAATTCGTGAAAACGTGAAGAATGGCAACATCCGTTTCACCGACCACTTCCTAAAGGAAAGTGAGCGGCTCGACATTCTTGCAGGTTTGTTCTACGGAGATGGGCGTCTTTGGTGGGTTATTTGCGCAGCCAGCGAAATCGGTTGGACTTTACAGGCTCCTCCAGGTACGCTACTTCGTATTCCCGTTATTGAAGATGTTGCAAAGTACGTAGGCTAACACATGAGTCGTAGAGACCAAAAATTACAAAGGGCAGTTAACAAACTAGCCAGATTCTATGGACTTCATGATGTAAGAAGCCTAACGAATCGTACTTCTCTTGAAGGTCCTGAGCCAAGACCCGGCCCATCCAGGGCAGGGGAAACAAGGGAGACAAGCGGGAGAGCAACAGATTCCTTGTCTGCCATCGATGGAGTTGGTGGTACTTCCAGAGATATCGGCATTTCAGACTCTGTGATTTCAACCGTGTCTCAACTCTTTGTGGACTCCTCAGAGGGAGCCTATGACATTACCCAGCTAACAACTACCCTGAATCAGCTTCTTGCTGGAGCAGAACAGGGACTACAGGACAGGTATAAGCAGGTATTCAATATTGTAGCCCAGACAGACATTGCCCAGCAACTGCCTCTTCCAACGAATCTTCAAGGCGTCAAGATTAATGACCTTCTACAAATTGGTGATTCCTCCTTTATCAACAGAAACCCCAATTCCCCAGGAAAAGAAACTCCAACTCTTAGTCTCATTTTTTCCAACTCAAAGCGAATTTCCCTAACCAACAAGAATGTCAACGCCTGTACGATTTTCTTGAATGGCGTTCCAAACGTAGAGATTGCCAAGGCGGTTCCCTACCTGGATGTTCAGTTCCTCTTTCCCCGCAGGCCTGTGAGTGACACAACAAAACGTCTCCAAACTCCTAGTCTCATGCGTTTCCTTCTTGGAGCCAAGCAGATCCGAGACATAACTGCTGACGGAATCATCAACCCTGAGTTGAGTATGGCCTCTGGGTCAACGACCACAATGGAGGTCTCTGAGGGTCGATCCACTTCCCAGGAAACCTATTCTATTGCAGGTATGGAGTTGTTCACAAGTCCACAAACTCTCGTAAACGCCAACGAAACCGATAATGAGATGCTCAGGTCAACACCTGTTCTTGACAAGTTTAGGCCCTTCCTAACCCTCAAGGAATTCGAGGTTCAGGTTCAATCCTCAGTAGGTCTACATAGCTTCAAGACAGCCAAGCTGAATTTCCTACTACACGACAGATCCAGACTTGCAGAGGTTGCTGACTTTGTCAGGCCCGACCTTTATGGACGAACTGAGATCCTAGTTGAATATGGATGGATTCACCCAGATGGTGAAAAGGATGACTCCTCTGGATTTGAGAATGCCTATGGTGACCTCATCAACGGAATGAGGGTCCGTGAGAAATACGGTATCAGAAACTCCTCCTTTACTTTCGACGACAATGGTCAGGTGAACATCAATCTTGATCTCTATACCAGGGGAGGTACTGATCTTAGCACAGAACTGATTTCTTCGAACGCTGAGAGTTTCGGAAACGTTATCAGGGAAATCGAGGAACTTCAACAGTTGATTGTTGACCTCAGGGATCGTACCTTTGGGTTGAACTCCGGTGGAAGTGCCCCCACAAGGTCACGAGAAATTAGGGGTATTCAAATTCTTGATGCTGCCTCTGATGCCCTTGGTCATAGCATTCTGTCCTCTGACCTCAGAAACGAACTAAGGAACTTCAGGGCAACCCTGAGAAACAGTGGGGACAGTCCAAATGTTAGCCGGCTTCGTGAAGCCCTAGACGAACTCTTTGGAGCAGAAACCAGGATCAGAACCGGTCGGGGTAGCCGTGGAGGCGTGGCTGCTGGTGGAGCCCTTGGCAGACTGAGAACCACCGTAATCGAGGCAATCACTCAAAAGGTTCAGCGTCTCACCACTAATGAGGCGGATCCCTTTTTAATCCAGGACTATCCTCCAAGACCTGCTAGAACAACCACCAGCCGTATTCTTGGAACTGTCAGAAGAAGGGGCCAGGAGGAACGCCGAGCAGAACGTGAATATTTTGAGAGATTTCGAACTGCTGTCAACGGCACTACAAGCTTTGCCAATCTCATGCTTCACTTTGTGGGAGAACCTCTTGCTAACACTAAGAAGTTTGATGATATTCAGCTTGTTTTCTATCCCTTTAACTCCTATGCTGGGTATGCCTCAAATCTCAACATCGGAAACTTTGAGGTTGACCTAAACTTCTTCGCAACCGAGTTTACCCGGGTCCGTCTCAATAGTATTGGTCGTAGTGCAAATATGAATCTCAGGGAGTTCATGAACTTTATTGGCCAGGCCGTTGTTGATGACCCTGCCGCCAGGTCCTATGGTCTTTGGGACCAGGATGGGGGTCTATACCGTGAGGTCTTTGACTCCGATGGAAACTCCCGAAACACAGAGGCTGTGGATGAGGTTCCAAGACTACAACAGAGGATGGAAAACATTCTCCGTGGCGTAACCCCCGATGGGTCTTTCAAAATGCCTCAAATTGAGTTTTTTTTGGAGTGCACCCCGGGAAAGCTTATGTCTGTTGATGGCAATACCTCTGACGTGGATGATAGCAAGAGCGTTCTAAAGATTCACATCTATGACCGCCAGGCCAGCTCCTATGAAACCCTGGGATCCCTCCTGGCTAGTGCCCGAAATGCTGAAATTGAAGCCGTTGGTCGTATTCCGGCTGGAAATTCTGGTAACACCAGTGTGTCTGCCAATTCTGCTCAGGATGCCGCTGCCATGATTACTATGGCAGAAACCTTTGGTCTGATTGAGGAGATTCAAAACAGTGACCCAAGAACATACCAGCTAGTTGGTGGTCCAAGGAAACTCAAGGAGTTTCTTTACAGGACCACGCCCTATATCATTTATGGAGCCGGTGGAACGCTCGTAAAACAGGCCAATCTTAGTTCCCAACAGAATCCTGAGTTGTCAACCGTCAACATGCTACGTAGTTTCAGAAGATCTGAGTTGGAACCAAATGGAGAATTGCCGGGCGGTCTTCCAATGCGTATCATTCCAACAGAATTGGCCTTGGAGACCTTCGGGTGTCCGCTGTTGACCTATACCGGGCAGTTCTTTGTCGACTTTCAGACGGGAACTAGTGCTGACAACATTTATACGATAATCGGACTGAGTCACAAGATATCCGAGGGAGAGTTCAACACGACCGTTCGTATGGCTCCTCTTGATGCCTACGGCAGATATGACTCCTTTATGAATCGTATTTTCAATGCCCGACAAATATTGGTTGATATTGAAAATAGGACCGCAAGCGCTGAGAACCAAACGGTTCCGCCTCCAGACCTTCGCAGGGAAGACGGCAACACGTCAACTAGTAACGGTCCCGCTACAACACCCTAAGGTTTATCGCGTAAAGTCTGGGTGGTATAGTGCTAGTCATGGCGAAATTTCACCTGTATGACTGGGCCTATGGAGGCGAGGATGAAATTGAAAATTGGAGCGGGAGTGGTGTACGCATTTTCTCCAACAAAGAGAAGGCCTTAGAAGCCAGTCGGGAACAGGGTAACAAATTTGACGACATATTTGTTATTGATTCCCCCACCACTTTAGATACACTCCGCAAGCTGTATGGTTTGGACTTGCCTACTTGGCCGCCGAAACAGTATACCGAAATGATAGGTACCATGTTGGGTGACAAGAACCGGGAAACTTTTCGACAAGTTCCATGGTCCCTCGTTATGCCCCGTAAGAAATACTATGAGGAGTTACTCAAGTTTGCCTATCAATTTGAAGAGGCCCTTAGGGATCACTCAACTGAGTATTACCGAGAGGTTTATCTAAGAATCAGACATGGTTGTTTGGACTATATGGTGCCTTCATATATCGATGAAAAGCTCTTGACTAAATTCAAGAAGGAGGCTCCTCCCTCTCAATTAGAACTCCTAGAGAAGTTCACTCCCAGTCACTATTATGGCAGCGAGCATAAGATGTCTTTCTCACCCATATACTCTACTGTGGAAACTCGAACTGGCAGGTTAAAGGTGCTTGATGGACCTAACATTCTACATCTCAAAAAGGAGTATAGGGCCATGATTAAGTCTACCTTTGGAGACGAAGGTAAGATCTGGTACTTAGACTATGCCTCCCTAGAGCCAAGGATCCTATTGAGTCTTAATACTACTACTTCCTTAATTGGTAGTGTTCCACAACGCAGTGCGTCAAATCTGCCTCTTGACATTTACGAGAAAACACTTGCTGACCTCGGTCTCGCAGGTAAAGTACCGAGAAATGTGGCGAAAACGGCGATTCTGAGCGCCCTCTACGGACAGTCAGAGGAGAACACCATTAAGCAGTTAAGTGACTATGTGGAGCAACCAGAGGACTTTGTGAAGTCTATCAACGACTACTTCGGGATCGACGCCCTTAAGCAGAAACTGTCAGAGGATTTGCTAAAACGAAATGGGAAATACATCACCAACTACTATGGCCGTCCGGTTGTCTGTGATGACACGAAGCCCTATGCCCTTTTAAACTATTACGTGCAGAGCACGGCTGTTGATGTGGCCCTTTTAGGATTTTTCGCCATTCTTCAAAGACTAGATAAGCACGAACTTCTTGACTTGGTAAGACCCATTTACCTTTTGCATGATGCCCTCATTTTGGACGTGCACAATGAAGTCGGACACATAATCCCAAAGTTGGAGAAGTTGGGTTCTACTGGCATCATGAAGTTCAAGCATGTAGACTTCTTTTTGAGAGCCGAGGAGATGACCAAATGACGCTATCAATGATGGATTGTTGGACCTGTGGAAAACGTCTTCCGGATAACTGTCCTGAGGAAACCTTCTTTTGGTGTAACAAGGAGTGCTACGACAAGGATGACCTTTACCACGGACGCAAGGCTGCTGCCCAACAGAAGAAGTGGGAAGAGGCCGAACGAAAACAGGAAAAGGCGGCCAACAAGGAGAAAACTGTGGACCAAGCCAAAGAAGACCGCAAAAGAAAAATTCGAGAAGCCCTTGGAAAGAAAGACAAGCCCGTTTGTCCTGATTGTAAGGGCACCGGTTGGGTTGACAATCCTGGTGACCACATGCGCAACAAGCGTTGTAAGCCAGAGTGCGAAGTCAGAACACCTTTCAAAAAGAAAAAAGTTGTTAAGACGAAGAAAACAAACAAACAAAAGAAACCCCGTTTAACAACCAAAAAGACTCATGGTAAGGTGAAGAGATGAAACCGACTACGACATCCACAAACGATAACTCAGTAATCCTGGCCAAGGTTCAAGAAAATTGGGCGACCCTTATGGGTCTTGTCAATCGTATTGAAAACCCTGAAATCAAGGAAGGTGCCCTACAGCTTTGCAACGATCTCCATGACCGTTTCGCTGTAGCCCCAGCCTCCACTCGTACGGAGTACGTGGGTTGTTTTCCGGGTGGCCTTGTGTGGCACTCCCTGAATGTTCTCCGTGTTATGAAGGCCCTTCGTACAAGTCTAGACCTTGAGAAGGTTGTTCACCCAGACACGATGATCGTTCTTGGGCTGTTTCATGACGTTGGTAAGCTCGGAAATGCCAAGGATGACTACTACCTGCCACAGAGCAGCGACTGGCATCGTAACAAGGGCATGCTCTATGAAATCAATGATGGTATGGGAAGCGTTTCGGTTGCCACGAGGTCCTTGTGGTGGCTAAATCAGTACAACATTCCTCTGAGTGAAAATGAGGTTCATGCCCTCACTTCCATGCTGGCTCGAAGCAACGAACAGGTTACTTTTACCCCGTCTCTTAGAGACCCTTGGGAGGCCTATCTTCTTCAGTCTGGCGTGCGTGGCGCATGCATCAAACACCACGGAATTACTAGTCTTTCTCAGACTTAAAAAGTGTTGAAAGAGTATACAAGAATGGGCCTTTGACCCATACTTATAGACATACAAAATATCATTTCAGACGTTATTTTCATGTTGAACTTTGGTCTGTTTGTTTTTTGTGATTAAAGACCCTTCGGGGCATTGAGGTACATAATGGGATATAATCTAGACGCCATCAAGGCGAAAATCAATCAGCTTTCCGGTGCAAACAAAGGTGGCGGAGCCAAGGGCGACCGTGCCAAGGTAAACTGGTGGAAGCCGCAGCTTGGACAGCACAACATCCGTTTCCTTCCATTTACGGACAAGAATGGACAGCCTTTCCAAGAGGTTTCCTACTACGACTCTAAGCTTCTCTCTGAGAGACGTTTCGTGGTTCCAACTCAGTTTGACATGGAAGACCCGATTTTCCAGATGCTTACCGAACTCCGCAAGGACCGTTCCAAGGAAGCCTGGAAGATCTGGAAGAACCTTCAGCCAAGGGAGCGTTACTACGCCCCAATCCTAGTCCGTGGAGAAGAGGACAAGGGAGCCCAGATTTGGGAGCTTAACAGCAAACTTCTCAAAGAAATCTACAGCGTCCTGGCTCACCCAGATTACAAGGATGAGAACTTGATGCACCCAGAGAACGGTTATGACTTCACTGTCACCGTGTCTCCAACCGACAAGACCTTCAATGGTAACCCTGTGAAGGAAATCAAGCTTCAGCCACGTCGTAAGCCAAGCGTTCTCTCGGAAAACGAGCAAGAGAAAGAGAAGATCCTGAAGGGTATTCCTAATCTTGAGGCCTACTTCAAGGCCCAGGTAAAGAGCCCTGAGGAAATGAAGACGATGCTAGAGAACTTCCTCGCTGGAAACAGTGAAGTTGAAAGTGAAGAGGCATCACCGCAGGACGTAGCTGACGGTGGTAGCCCCGCTCCTGCAACCGGCAAGTCAACCAACTCTGCTGGTCTCGAAAAGACCTCTCCTGCTGCCGAACCCGCAAAGGTCAAGAAGGCAAAGAAGAGCATCGATGACGCCTTTGGCGATCTCTGATTCGCTCAACTTTCACATTTTCAAATAGATGCCTGGGGCCACGCCGTTTTGTGGCCCTCGGCGTTTAATCTCATTTGTTCAAGTGTTACCTTGAATACTAAGGATTTTTATGGCCAACAAGAAGACAAACAACAACGAAGCACAGAATGGGGCGGTCGAAGACTTTTCCGCCGATCTCATCAAAGCAATAAACAAGGAACACAACGAAAAGATTGCCTTTAATCTTGGCGTGGATGATGCTCCTACCAACATCAAGCGGTGGATTTCCACCGGCTCCAGACAACTCGACTACATCGTCTCAAACAGAGGCGATGGTGGTCTACCAGAAGGTAGAGTCGTTGAGATTCAGGGTGCAGCCTCCATCGGCAAATCCCACATTGCGTTTCTTCTCGCGAGAAACACACAAAAGGCAAATGGTATCGTGATTTACATTGACACCGAGAATGCCACCAATCTAGAAAACTTACAGAACCTCGGCATCGACGTTCGTAGACGCTTCGTCTTCGTTCAGTCTTCCTGTACCGAGGAGATTTTCCAGGTCATGGAGTCGGCAATCATCAAGGCCAAGGCCATGAACTCTGACGTGCCTGTCACGATTATCTGGGATTCGGTGGCTGCCTCCTCACCAAGGGCAGAGCTTGAGGGAGACTACGACCAGAACACCATCGGCCTTCAGGCTAGGGTTATCGGTAAGGGTCTCAGAAAGATTGTCAACTTGATTGGCAATCAGAAAGTTCTCCTGCTTCTCATCAACCAACAGCGCATGAAGATTGGTGTTCTCTACGGAGACCCACACACCACGCCAGGCGGCATGGCTATTCCATACTGTTCCAGTGTTAGGATTCGCCTAAATGGTGGTAAGCACGTAGAGTCTAACGGTCAGGTCATTGGTATTCAGGTGATTGCCAAGACTATCAAGAACAAGGTTGCCCAACCTTTCCGTGAGTGTACCTTCCAGATTCACTTTGGCAGGGGTATCGTAGAACACGAGGATATTTTCGACCTTCTTCGTGGGTACTGCAAGAGTGCCAAGCTCGGTGGGGTTATCGTAGGAAACAAGACTGCAAGCGTGGCAGGTGAGCAAGCCTGGAAAACCTTTACGGTTGTAGACAACAAGACCGGAGAAATCGAAACCGAGATCAAGTTCTACAAGCCTGAGTTTCAGGAAAAGGTGCTTTCCAAACCAGAGTTCAAGACCTATGTCGATGCCCTGATGGATGCTGCCCTGATTATCAAGCCAGGCGAACAGGCCAAGGAGCACATGACCTACACCGGTATCGACAGCGGAGCCGGAATGTCTGCTGCTGAGTTAGAGGCCTAATCATGACGGACGACTACAAGAAAACTTCCGCCGCAGAGGCAGTAAGAGGGGCCGTGAGTGACACCACGGCCCAGTCGTCCTACAAGACGAAGGATCCCAACTGGTTTTCTCCGTCTTGGGTTAAGGCTCCAGACCGTCAACTCAAAGTTGAGTTCGTGAAAATGACGGAATCCGCCAAAATCCCTGCTGCCACAAGAGACGGAGATATTGGGTTTGACGTCTTCTCTGATGAGAAGTTCTCTATCAGCCCAGGTCATACCAAGAAGGTATCCACCGGTATCCAGTTGGCTAACATGCCAACCATGGACCATGACCGTAATCGTATCTTTCTCAAGGTCGAGGGACGTTCTGGTCTTGCATCCAAGGGTGTTTTTCCGGTTGGTGGGGTCATTGACCCAACCTATAGAGGGGAAATCGTAATCGTCCTGAACTACAATGGGAACGTTTTTCCTTCAACTGGCAAGGAAACCCTTCACTTTGAAAAGGGTGACCGTATTGCTCAGTTGGTTGTATACAAGGTTTTGACCGCTGGTGAAATTCTCATGAGTGAAACTGACCAAATAACAGAAACCAACAGAGGAGCCAAGGGCTTCGGAAGCAGCGGAAAATGATGTTCAAGCTCCGCAGTATCAACAGGGTTCTCAGGTGGACCGGGTGGAGACTTGCTGTTGAGGTTGACTGCGAAAATGTAGTGAAAAACAAGGGCAAGCCCTGGTATGAATCCTCCTATGAGCCAACAAGAATTGGACTCATTTGGTACGGATGGGGCTTTGTAAGGCACCTAGATACAGACTTAAAGGATCGAAAATGAAACACAAGCGTATGATTGACCATGTAACCGCCCTTACTAAGTGGCTGGTATTATTCCTGCTCGCTGCTGCATGGTGTTTTCTTCTGGTCATGATTTTGTTCAGTCAGAGTTGTGCCCCTGCCGAGGTTCGTCCAGACCCAGGTCTAGAAAGACAGCGCCTTGCCCAACTTCACCAGGCCAGATGCCGGGAACTTCATGAGTCCATGGACATTGAAGACCTAAGGGGTTATTGTCAGGACTTGAATATCCCAGGACGAAGAAGACAGTATATCTGTGAAACCGTACAGGAGTACGACCGTGAATGCCCATCAAATGCAACGCCCGCAACTAGTCAACAGTGAGAGACCCTATGTCATCATCGATGGCTTTAATATCTTCCTGAGACACTACTTTGTCAATCAAGAGATAAACTCCAAGAGCCAGCCAATCGGCGGAGTAATTGGCTTTATGAAACACGTTGATTTCCTTGTTGGGGCTTTCTGTCCTAGCAAGGTTTTTGTCGTTTGGGAAGCAGGCGGGGCAAGCCCTCGCCGTAAGAAGATATCCCCAAATTACAAGGCTAATAGAACCAAAATGAAGGAGCTCAAGAAGATCCAGGCTGGTAAGGAGAGCATCAGGGATGTACTTGCCCTGGATGACCAAACCAGGATTCAGCAGCTTACCATCCTTGCCCAGCTTTTGAAGACAACCCCCGTTTGTCAGATATTCGTGTCTGAAACTGAGTGTGATGACATTATTGGGTATCTCGTCAAGGAGAAGTTCAAGGGTGTCCATGCCAAGAAGATGATTGTATCCAGTGACAAGGACTTCTACCAGTTGCTTGATGACCCAAGGGTTGAGATCTATGACCCAACCACCAGGGCCATGATCGGTGCCCCAGGAGTCCTTCAGAAGTTTGGGGTCAGTGCCCGTAACTTCTGTCTCGCCAAGACGATTGTCGGGGATGTGAGTGACAATGTGGAGGGCATCCCGGGAGCAGGCTTCAAGACGGTCGCCAAGCGCTTCCCAGGGCTCGCCTCCTCGGAGATGGACATTGACATAGACACTTTGGTTACGACCGCCAGGGAGGCGTATAAGAGCACCAAGAAGGCTCCCAAGGTCTTGCTCGAAGTCAGCCAGTCAGAGAACCTCCTTAGACGAAACTGGGACCTCATGTACCTTGACTCCTCCAATTTGAGCGCCTCCCAAATCGCAAAAGTCAACTATATCGTCGACACCCATGAACCCAAAATGGACAAGCTAGGATTGATAAAAACCATAACCGAGTCGGGCATTAACACCGCCTTTGACTATGATAGATTTTGCTCACAAATGCGCAATTTCGTGCGATAAATGCGGATCTCAGTTTAAGGTAACATTCTTTAGAAGTAGAGTGGAAGACTAACTGGAGCAACGTACTTATGACAACGATGTCAGTCGATCTTATCACCAACAAGAAGACAGACAAAGCCCGAAACGGTTCTCAAGCCACCCTCCCTAAAAGACACTTCAACTTTGACAAGTCTTTCCAAGAAAAGATTGTCCAGGCTCTTCTGATAGACAGAGTCTGGGCTGGTCAGTTTGTTGAAGTGGTGGACGTTAACTACTTCGAATTTGCCTACCTCCGCAAGATTGCGGACACCTACCTTTCTTACTACAAGAAATACAAAGAGTTCCCATCTCTTGCCCTTCTTGCCCAGATTGTTGCCTCCGAACTGAAGAACGGGGCAGACACGGCCCTAAGGGAACAGTCCAAGACCTTTCTTCTTCAGGTACAGGATAACAACGACCTGGGAGACCTTGGGTACGTCAAGGACAAGTCCCTTGACTTCTGCAAGAGAGCGGGCCTACAGAAGGCTCTTGAGCAGTCCATCGAATTCATTGAGACTGAAAAGTACGAAAAGGTTGTCGACATTATCAAGGCGGCTATCACAGCCGGGAATGAACATTCCCCAGGTCTGGAGTTGTCTGTTGACATTGACGCCCGTTACTCGGAAACTTTCCGTAGGACAGTTGCAACCGGTATCCTGGAGTTTGACCAGAGGAAGATCCTCAATGGAGGTCTCGGCGCTGGGGAACTTGGCGTGGTTGTTGCCCCAACAGGCGTCGGTAAGTCTCACTTTCTGATTCATGTCGGAGCAAGCGCCTTAAAACAAGGCAAAAACGTTCTTCACTACACCTTTGAGTTGAATGAACGTGCTGTTGGTGTACGTTATGACTCCCATCTCCTTGAAATCGACTCAATTGAGTGTTATGACTTCAAGGATCGGATTAAGGAGTTCTACGAGGAGAATGCCGAAAAGCTTGGGCGGCTTCGTATCAAGTATTACCCAACCGGCAGCGTGACCACCAATACCCTGAGGGCTCACATTGACAAGCTTGCAACCCAGGGATTTAAGCCAGACGTTCTTATCATTGATTATGCTGGCATTATGCGCTCGACCGAGAAGTATGAACTCCTCCGTCTTGAGCTAAAGAAAATCTGTGAGGAGCTTCGCTCCTTCGCAAATGAAATCGACCTTCCTGTTTGGACTGCTATTCAGTCAAACAAGGAGGGTGCAGACAAAGACTATATTGACCTAACAAACATGGCGGAGGCATATGGCCAAGCGCATGTTGCTGACTTCGTGGTGGGCTTATCTCGTAAGTCCCTCGCAAAGTCCACAGGTTATGGCAATATATTCATCGCAAAGAATCGTGCGGGAGTAGATGGTATTCAATTCCAGATCCATCTTGACTGTGCACGTTCTATCTTGCGCATTCTTACTGAAAATGAAGTGAACCATATGAGTGGTCAGGGTGATGTTGTTGGCAATGGAGAACTGCAAAGTTTCTTCCGCCAGAAGCTTCGTGACTATCAAAAGGGAACTGCTACACAGTAAGAAGAGCGCCTTACATGAGAATGTTTAGGAGTTAGTATGGCGACATACAGTCAGGCTCTTTCTTCTTCCCTTGAATATTTTGAAGGTGACGAACTAGCAGCTAAGGTTTTCGTAGAAAAATATGCACTAACAACCCCCGTGGGTGAGGTTCTTGAGTCAACACCTGTTGACATGCATCGTCGACTAGCCAAGGAATTCGCAAGAATTGAAGGCAAGTACAAAAATCCACTGTCCGAAGAACAGGTCTTCGGATATCTTGACCGTTTCAAGTACATTGTCCCCCAGGGGTCTCCAATGGCAGGCATTGGCAATCCCTACCAGACAATGTCCATCAGCAATTGCTTTGTTGTGGAGTCGCCCTATGATTCCTATGGAGGCATTCTCAAGGCTGACCAGGAACAGGCTCAGCTAATGAAGAGACGTGGAGGTGTCGGTTTTGACATTTCCACCATCAGACCAAGAGGAACCCTCACGGGCAATGCTGCCAAGACGACAGATGGTATTGGTGTATTCATGGAGAGATTCTCCAACACCTGTAGGGAGGTTGCCCAGGGTGGCCGGCGTGGGGCTCTCATGCTGTCTATTTCTGTGCACCACCCAGAAATTGAAACCTTTGTTAATATCAAGAGAGACCTCAAGAAGGTTACCGGGGCTAATATTTCCGTTAGACTTTCTGATGAGTTCATGCAGGCAGTCAAGGGTGACACGGATGTAGAACTCCGTTGGCCCGTGGACTCCAAGACCCCTTCAATTACAAAGACAATTCAGGCAAGGAATCTTTGGAACCAAATTATTGAGTCTGCTCATGCCTCGGCTGAACCGGGGCTTTTGTTTTGGGACACCATTGACAGGGAAACCCCTGCTCACTGTTACAAGGAATTCAGGTCTACCTCCACAAATCCATGTGGGGAGATTGTCCTGAGTCCCTATGACTCCTGTAGGCTCCTGCTTGTCAACACCCTGTCTTTTGTGGAAAACCCATTTACTTCAAATGCGAGATTTAACTTCGAGAAGTATGGTAATACAGTTCAGGTTGCCCAGAGACTTATGGATGACATTATCGACCTTGAGGTTGAGTGCATTGACAAGATTTTAGGCAAGATAACCGATGACCCCGAACCCGCTGACGTCAAGAGACCAGAGAAGGAACTTTGGACCAAAATCAAGAATACCTGTCTGAGGGGACGTAGAACAGGCCTTGGAGTAACTGCCATTGGAGATACCGTGGCAGCCATGAATATCAGATATGGTTCCGAGGAAAGTGTGGGTGTCATTGAGCAGATCTACAAGCACCTTGCCTTGAATGCCTACCGTTCAACTGTAAAGCTCGCCCAGGAACGTGGGCCCTTTCCTGCCTTTGATCACAGCCTAGAAAAGGACCATGCCTTCATTGGTCGTATCATGGAATTGGATGCCGACCTTTGGCATGACTGGGAGAAGTACGGACGTAGAAATGTGGCCCTTACAACTACCGCCCCAGCCGGAAGTGTGAGTATCCTAACCCAGACCACCTCAGGAATTGAGCCAGCCTTTCTTCTGTCCTACAAGAGACGTAAGAAGATCAATCCATCCGACAAGGAAATGCAAGTTGACTTCATCGACGGTCTTGGAGACAGGTGGCAGGAGTTTACCGTGTATCACCAGGGATTCCAAAGATGGATGGAAGTTACCGGCAAAACCAAGGTAGAGGAGTCCCCATACTTTGGGGCAACAGCAAATGACATTAATTGGGTCAATAAAGTAAGAGCCCAAGCGGCGGCCCAAAAGTGGATTTGTCACAGTATTTCCAATACCACGAACGTACCCAAGGATACTACCGTTGACACAATCAAACAAATCTACATGACGGGTTGGGAAAGTGGTTGCAAGGGAGTCACTGTGTATAGAGATGATTGCAGAACTGGCGTTTTAGTCTCTGACCCTGTGATAACCAAGTCAGATAAAAAGTTCAACTATAATCATGCCCCAAAGCGTCCTCTGGAATTGGAGTGTGATGTACACAACACCACAGTTAAGGGAGAAAGGTGGACTTTCTTCGTTGGCAAAATGGAAGGCAAGCCATATGAGATTATGGGCGGTCTCTCCAAATTCATTGGAATTCCAAAACGCGTTGCTGTTGGCAAGATCCTAAAGCACAATGGACCCACAAATCCACTAGCCAGATACGACCTTCACTATGACTTTGAGAAAGGTCCAGAAGATGAAGCGATCATCAAGGACGTTACCAGTGTCTTTGAAAATGCTACCCATGCTGCCTTTACCCGGACGATTTCCCTTGCCCTAAGGCATGGAACACCGGTTCAGTACATCGTGGAACAAATTCTAAAAGGTTCCGAGAAGGAAGATGACCTGTTTTCCTTTTCCCGAGCAGTTAGTCGCGTATTAAAGCACTATATTCAGGATGGTACAAAAGCCTCCGATAAGAATTGCCCTCAATGTGGGGCAGGTGACCTAACTTATCAAGAGGGATGCGTTTCCTGTAAGTCCTGCGGCCATTCCAAGTGTGGATAATAGGTTTTAGGAGTGTGCTACCCTTGAGAGATGACCCGTCTACCATTTCGTACAAGGTACGAGTGGCAAAAAGAGCCATTTGAACTGTTTTTCCCGGATTCTCTAAGGAAACTCAAATATCAGGGTAATCTAAATCCATGGACTGGGCACTGCTATGTAGCCTGCGAGGTTCTGTTTCACTTAGACAGGGGTCGATACAAACCTCACTTCATTCGACATGAAGGAGAACCTCATTGGTTTCTCAAGGATAAATTCAAGGGCGAAATCATCGACCCCACGTATAAACAGTTCAAAACTTCGGTACCTTATGAGAAAGGTATCGGTAAGGGCTTCCTAACCAAGAGGCCTTCTGCCCGAGCCAAGTCCGTTCTTAGTCGCATTCTCATATTTAAGACCAAATGAACCACCTTTTGAAAGAAATGATTCATGTAGTTGTTGGTGGCCTGTTGCAAGAACAGGTTCGTCGTAAGATGAACATCCCTCTACCAGGAGACCTCCTTGCCATCTCTGATTTGTTTAAAAGGGCTGGGAAGCAGTTCTTCCTTGTGGGTGGGTCCGTTAGGGATGCTCTCCTTGGAAAGAAACCCAAGGATTTAGATATTGCTACGGATGCTCACCCGGACATGGTGGAGAAGATCCTTCAACAAAATCCTGCCTACAAAATCCTGAAGGTTGGAGAATCCTTTGGTGTTATCAAGGTAATCACCCCCGAGGGCAATGAATATGAAATTGCCACCTTCAGGCAGGACATTGGAAAGGGTCGTAGACCCGATTCCGTCGCCTTTACTGGCATTGAGCAGGATGTGGCTCGCAGGGACCTTACGATGAACGCCCTGTTCTACGATATCGAAAACAAAGAAATCGTTGACTATGTAGGCGGAATAGAGGATATCGAAAAGGGTATTGTTCGTACCGTTGGTGACCCCAAGGAACGATTTGATGAAGACCGTCTTAGGATTCTGAGGGCTCTCAGGTTCGCCGGAAGACTTGGTACCAAACTTGACCCAACCACCGCTCAGGCCATTCAGTCTGACAACTCCCTTTTTGGGGTTTCCGGAGAGAGAATTAGAGACGAGTTTCTCAAGGGTATCCAGAGTGCCAAAAGCGTCCGTTACTTCCTTGGACTCATGACCGAGTTCAACCTTTGGCCACAGGTCTTTCCTGGTCTCAAGGTGAATACTAACTTTGAAGAAACGAAGAATATCCCAGTACAGTTGGCTCTTCTCCTTAGGGAAAATGATCCAAAAGTGTTAATGAACAAACTCAATGCCCTAAAATATTCGGCAAATGAGGTTGCCCAAATAACATACCTTGTCTATTTCCAACAACTATCCCCAGAAAATGCATTTAGGCTCAAAAAGCTGTTCAAAAACAGTAAGCTTTCAAATGAGGATCTGGTACACTTTTCTAATCTGGTTGGTAAACCAAATCCCAAATTGGTCCATGCTTTTGCAAAGTATGAACCATCTGTGACCGGTGCGGAGTTGCAGGCGAGAGGCCTTTCTGGTAAGGACCTTGGACAGGAAATGGAGCGACTCGAACTTGAGCTATTCAAGAAACTTATCTAAAGGAGAATTCAACTGTGAAACTAATCAAGGATTTCCCCTTTGTCAGACAAAACACAGACTGGACATGCGGTCCAGTAGCAGTCAAGGCCGTCTTGAGATACTTCGGTATCAATAAATCAGAGATTCGTCTGGTTGATGAACTTGGGTGTTCAACAGAACACGGAACAGACTTTGACAAAGTAGTCACGTACATGAGGAGTAAGGGATTCAAGGTAACAGCCAGGAAAACAACCCTACCCAAAATGAAGGATTTCGTCAGGCGGAACATACCATGTTTGGTGTGTATTCAGGCCTGGAATGAAAATCCTAATATAGACTACACAGATGCCTGGGAAGATGGCCACTTCATTGTTGTCATTGGATATGACACCAAGAATGTCATATACGAAGACCCCTCCATTCACAAGAGTGGGGAAAGAGGCATTTTACCTAACCGAGAGTTCCTCAAGAGATGGCATGACATTGATAGCAAACGCAAGCCATACGTTCACTACATGATTGCAGTCGAAGAAACAGTCAAGAAAGTCAAGCCCCGTGCCAAACTACAGCGGAATCGTACTAGACGAGACCTCAAGAGCAAAACTGCTTGAGGTCTTTGGACCCATCTGGGAAGATGAAGAAGGATGGGAACCAATTGCCCATCACCTTACCCTGAAAATGGGTGGACTACCGGCCGAAATGCAACACCTCATCGGTCAGCAGTTCACCATGAAGATTGTCGCCTTTGCAGGAGATGACAAGGTAAAGGCTGTTGAGGTTGAGGCTCCCCTAAAGACCATAAACAAGACTCCTCATATTACCCTGGCAGTTAATCGAGGACATGGCGGAAAACCAGTCATGTCAAATAACTTGACCAATTGGGTTCCTGTAAAGCAGGAGATTTATGTCAAGGGAACTGTTACGGAAGTCTAATAACCTAAAGGTCTTTGGCAATGAAGGCTTTTGGCCTGGCTCCCTGTTCCTTGTAAACAAGGACCTTCAGATGCTTCAGGGTAATGACCCAAATAGAAGCTTTAAGTTCTTCATTCCTCTGAAAAAGGGTACTGTATTCATGGTTTGTGATATCTGTGTCTTTCATATGGATTATATGAAGGCAATGGAGACTCATGTTATGTGGGAAGTCCATGAAAACAACAAGCAGGAGATAGACACAAGTTGGGACCCCTTTTACCCTGTTGAAAGTTACTCTTCCTACTCCACATACATTACTCCAGTTTCCGTTTTTGTTAAGATACTAGTTGAAGAAAATCTCTATTATATGTACCTTGAAAACGTTGCAGCATATCTAAAGGACTGGTATTTCTCGAGAATCAAACCTCCATACACAAACACCTAAGTCTGAGGCGATACTTATTTCAGTGGGTGCTTATGTTTTCAAGATTTTTCTTTCGTCGTAGCCCTTTAAGTCTTGCGGTATTCCTATTCATGTTTTCCATGATGGCTGTTGCCTGTTGCACGGCTGTCCAGCAACAAAATGGTCCTGACACTCTCAGACTTCAACAGGTTCGGAGAAACGCAGAAATTCGTAGCTGGATGAATGCCACGGTGGCCTTTGTAAATCAGACCGAAGAGGGAGTCGACTCCTATGGTATGCCAACTTGTAGTGGTTTCTTTGTGGGCCCTCGAAGACTGGTAAGCGCTGCACACTGTTTTCAGAGGGGCGTTATTCTTACTTTTCCAAATGGAACCACTCGTTACGTCCCTATCAACGAAAATGTTGAAGGTAAGACTGTTTATTTCATGCGATATGGAGAAATTGACACTCTAAGAAATCAATTGATTGCAGCACCCTCAGAGGGTATCATCAACTATCACAGCGTACCTAATGATATGGTGGTTATTGACCTCGTTGATAGAATGCCGGCTTCAGAACACTACCTTGATCTTTCAGATTCGATTCCAAATGTTGGAGACAAAACATATAGCGTTGGTCACCCAAATCAACTTAGTTGGTCCCTCGGAGACGGTATTGTTTCCAGGGTTGTTGGTACGGTACCTATTCTGATTCAGGCAACCAACCCAACTGTTGGAGGATGTTCTGGGGGACCTCTTCTGAATGAAGAGGGCGAAGTAATTGGAATGGCTGAGGCCAATATTGGACTAGTGCCCGAGCTTGGAATATTTAGTTCAGCAGCAATTATTCGCAGCGTCCTTCAGACTACCAGAGCTAGAGACATTGTGAGGTCGATTCTAAGTGAAGAAAATTCAACAAACACCCCCGATGCAGGAGTCCATGGACCTATTGGAACAACTGATAGCAGAACTCCTACACCAGGAACTCAGTGAACAGAACGCCCTGGCAACAGGTAACGTAGCTGCCACCAGTACGGGTGTAAAGGCCCCAAAGG